ACCTGTCTTTTTAGTAACAGGAGCTTGCAAGTTTCCACCTGTTGCTCGGTTGTATTTTCTCCGACCTCTAGCAGTAAGACCCCCTGTGGGATCTTTATCTGCTTTAGTCATTGAAACACCCTTAGACATAAAAAATGTAAGCTACTTAAAATATAACACCCTTATGCAAGCTTTAAATCTTTTCTTGTTTTTTTTCTTCTATGCTGATAACTAATTTTTCTTGGACCTGTCTTTTCTCTTTTAAACCTAGCCTTCTCTTTACTACTCATCTCACTGGTAGTCTTTGGTGTTTTGCTACTAATTCTTTTTGATGGTCTACAAGCAGGGTAGCCACGTTGATCACCCTTCTGTCTTCCACAGGGTTTACCTGTTTTGACATCAACCCACTTCTCTTTAAACCATCTTGTTAGACTCATTTGCCTACTTGTTTTTGTGCAGCAGTATGTGCAGCTTTAAATGTTTTACCCTCACGCATAAGTTTTTTCATAAGGTTCATATGCTTGGGTGTGTGATGAACTGAATGTGCTTTCAGTTTTTTCATCTGTGCAATATTAAGCTTTGCCATTTTTCTTTTTCTTAGACTTACGAAGAATCATAAGATCTTCTCTAGTGATTTTATCTCTAGGTTCTGCAACCCTAGCGATCTTCATTTGTTTTTTAGAATAAGGCATGATTAAGTTTTGCGGTAGCCACCGCCACGTTTTTTGTAAGTTCTAACCAACCAGGCATTAGCATAAGCTGAAGGATAGACTCTAAACTTCTTCTTTGCTTCTGCCTTTACTCTTGCATAAAGAGTTGGATTGGTTGGTTTGTTAGCCATAATTAACGACCAGTAAATACATCACTACCACCTAAACGTCTTTGAACATCTTCGGTGTATGTAACATCTTTACCATAGCGTGGATCAGACATAGCAGTAACTACTTCTGCTGTTGATCTGTATGGAGCAGGTCCGCTTTGTGATGAACGACCTGTCACTAAATTTGGTTCGATACCCATAGCATTGTTGTATTGAGAATAAAGACCTTGTACTGCCAGCTTAATAGCTGGAGCAGAACCTGTCTCTGTTAGTTGATTGAAAGCATCAACTTCAGCAGAAGGTAAATTATTCAAAGCCCAATTTACCATTTGACTATAGTTTTCATCACCACCTACTGAGTCCTTGATACCTTGTATCTGCTGACTAGCAATCTCCATTACATTGCCAGTAGATCTTAATCCTTCTAAATAAGTGTCAACTAAAGTTCTAGAAAAACCACCTTCAAGTAACTTGGCATAGTCATCATCATTCAATGAACCTTCTTCCATAAATCTGTTACTAATGTCCTCTGGGTCAATGCCTACTTCTTGTAAGACAGAATAAACACCATCACCATAAAGTTCTTCGTAATTGATTTCAGAATCTGATTCTTCTTCAGTTTCAGTATTCTCTTCTGTTGATTCTTCTTGTTTAAAATCTCCAAGCTTTCCTTCTAGTTCTTTATAACTAGCAGCTAAATCTTCAACAGATTTAAACTTACCTAAGATAAGACCATTATCATCAGTCTCATTTTTAGCAAGAGTTTGTAGATCCTCCTGAGACATAGGAGGTGTTTCAGAAACATTTACTTGAGATGAAGTCATAAAAATTTTGTTAGTTAAATGTCATTGTATTACCATTTTTGGTCTTGACCACCTTTGGCTTTGTAGGAGTAGGCACGTCATTAACACCTAGTTTACTCACAATAGCCTTTGCTGGTTCAGTATCAGGCGTTTCAGTTTTAGAATTAGGTTTCTTGGTTGGCATCAGATTGCTCCTGTAATTGTTGTGCTTGTGCATTGTTTTTAGGATCAAGTAATTTAGATCCCAACGCAGCAGGTCCAAGATGCTGTATAAGCTGCTGTTGCTGCATAGCTTGCATCTCGGCTGCTATTTCTTCTTGACTCTTAACTAAGTTAGTAGTCTCAATCCCAATAGATGTTGCTAATCGTTTGACTGCTTCATCTACATTTACATATTGTCTCATCACATCTGGACCTAAAGCTTGAGCTACCGTTCCAATAAATTCAATAAGTTTATTTCTATCATTACCTCTACCAAGACCTTGGATACCAGTTACTATTTTAGGTTTTACAATCTTGTCTGGAAGCTTTGGTACTTTACCAGAACGTACAAGCATGTGCATCCTACGCTTGAGATAAGGTAGTTGAAACTCTTGACTGAGAATAGAGTACACACCACCCAAGCTATTCTCAAGTTCTTGAGCCATGATATTTACTTCTGCTGCTGTTACCCTTTCGGCTTGTCTTTGGATTGAACTAGCCAAAAGAAAAGCATCAGCAAGTCTTGCTTCAATACGTTGTATAGCTTGCAGGGCAATACTAAAATCACCTGCTTTATTTACTTGCATTACAGATACATCAGCAGCACTACCTTCTCGTATAGCACCGTTTGGAGCCTTTGCCAAAGTTGCTGCTCTTGTCTGGCCGTTTGGATTTACAAGAAACAAAACCTTTGCACTAGCAGCAGCACCTTCTATTATTGCTTGCGTTAAAGATTCAAGAGATATAAGGTCGCCACGATACTCTTCAACATACCCACGGCCATAATCCTCTCCGTCTATTCTGATGAAACGTAACAGAATCCAAGGAGATACATCTATTTTTGATCTACCATCTGTGCCTGGGATCTTTTCGCCTTTACATTCTTGATACCATATATGGTCGTCATTAATTCTTTTAACGTAGGTATAGATGTCGAGGTCATCTTCCATTGTTTTTTCATCATAGTTTTCTTTCTTCTTTATTTGGTTTAAAAAGTCTAATGGTAATGCTTGTGGGTTAACTGATTCTTTTGTAATAATTTCTAAAACATTTCCAACCTCATCTCTTTTTGAAACAAACTTTTCTAACGGATAAACTTTTAATCCTTTATCTGTTAGATACAAAAGAACATTGCCACTTACTATTAAATGCTTCAAAGCTTCAAACATAGCCACACGATCATTTGAAACTTCTATCTCATCCATCAAAGCATTTTCTATAGTGCGTAATCCTTTATCTATTTCTGTTTCTAATCCTTCTTGTCCACCTTCTTTAATTAATGCAAGGCTATCAATACTTAGTTTGAAAAATGGAGTACTAGGTGGAAGAAGAGCTACTAATAATTTTGCTGACAAAGAATTTGTCGCCCTTGCTCCAAGTGCTTGGAAGGGAGTTTTTATCCTAGCTTTTGTACCAGTTGCGGATTCTGGTATAAGGCTAGGAATAGTAAGCTTAGAAGAATCTTTGGCTTCTCTTAAAAAAGTAGACCTATCACTCTGCAACTTTTCATAACGACTAGCAGCAGTCTGTCCACCTGTTGAGTATTCCATTAACGTAAATTGATGTTAGTGCCAGTACCTGCATTAAGATTTGGAATTTGTAAAGAACTTGTACCACCTGTAGACCTTCGTGCTTGTTGTCCAGTTCCTGTTCTTCTTTTTTTAGTAGGTGCTGCAACTGTCTTAGCTGTTTTTTCTGGCATCGGAGCAGTTGGTCTTGGTGCTGGTAAAGGTCTTGGCCTTGGCGGGCCTCCAAAGATACACATGATTAGTTCTCCAAAACGGTGTTAGTGAGCATAGTTTCTTTTTGTCGTTTTTGCTGTTCAATTAAAAAGTCAACAACAAAACGCTGCCCTGCTTTATACCATACCTCTCTGTCAGATAAAGACAAATCAGGATGACGATGCGGAAAGATTTGATCTAAGGCAAAAATCATTTCATCTGTAATAACTGGTAGTTTTTCAGATGCCATTGATTTACAAGATTTATATTTAGTATATGTCAATTTATGGAATAAAGTATAGCAACTTAAAATTTGTGTGATAAGGTTGATATGCTTATCCAGGCAACTAAAGAAATACCAACAGCCCATGCTACTGCGTTGTTGGTGTTTTTTTATGGAGTCCAGAGAGACACTTCACCTGTATCAAAGTCAAAGTCTCCATCTCTTAGTATTCTTGCAAGCTGCGCATTAAGAACAGCATCAGCAAAGTTGTATTTCTTTTTTTCGTAAGCAGCTACTACCTTCTCCCACATCTGTTCTAGTGTCTTAGCTTCACCTAATATTTTTTCTGCTGTTACTGGACCTACTTTATCTATACCAAAGTAATTATCTGTACTGTCACCTGTAAGAGCTTGTATCATCCAATGTCTATCAGCCTTACGTTTGGTTATGAGTTCCATGTCATCACCTGCAAGCAGTGTGCAAGGTACAGATCTCATGTCTTTATCAACTGAAACTATTATTGGGTTGTCATATTTTTTTGATGTTGCAAGGATAGCCATCACATCATCTCCTTCTAA